GATCTCACCTCACCAATGGCAAAGTACTTCGTCAAAGCATACGACGGTGATATGACAGCGGAAGCTATTCAAGCTGCAGCCCAAGAAGCAAAACTCACACAACCTAAAGTACAGCAGATTCAGTCGGCCACACCTCAAGAACAGCAGGCGTGGAACAGAATGGGTAATGCAGCACAGGTCAGTGAAAATGCTGAACCGGTGGTCGACTATGCAAATAGGATGATGAACGCCAAATCCGAAAAAGAAGTTATGGAATTGTTGGCCCAAGCAAGAGCTAATCAAACCAACATTATCTAACTAACTTAAGGAAAAATTATCATGGCAGGCGAAACAACAACCTCATCCCTGTCTGTAGACCAGGTAGCATTTGACCGTCTTGCGTACTTCGCATTGCGTTCAGAACTCTTGTTCGATCAGGCAGCAGATGTACAACCAGTACAACAGGCAATGCCTGGTACCGGTGTCACATTCACCATCTTCAGCGATATCGCAGCAGCTACAAGCACGCTGTCAGAAACAGTTGACGTAACACCAACAGCATTGGCAGACAGCCAAGTAACTGTAACTCTTGCCGAGTACGGTAACGCAGTTGTCACCACAGCTAAGTTGCGTGGAACATCATTCTTGGATGTCGATGCAGCAGCAGCAAACATCATTGGTTACAACGCTGGCGATTCAATCGACCAAGTTGTCCGTGAAGTTCTTGCTGGTGGTAGCAACGTAGCTTACGCAACCGGTGGCGCTTCGGCTCCATCATCGCGTGTAACTATGGCTGTTGACGACTTGTTGGTAGCAAACGACATCCGCAAGCAGGTAGCTGCTTTGCGCGGTGCAAACGTTGCAACCTTCAATGGCTCGTACATTGGCTTTATCCACCCAGACGTTTCGTACGACTTCCGTTCGGCAACTGACGCATCAGCATGGCGCACGCCAGCTAACTACGTCAACCCAGAGGGAATCTATAACGGCGAGATCGGTCTCTTTGAGTCGGTCCGCTTTATCGAAACTCCACGCGCCAAAGTCTTCACTAACGCTTTCAACGGCGCTGGTGCAACTGGTACGGGTGACTCGTATGCAACTCTCATCATGGGTCGCCAAGCGCTTGCTAAGGCGTTCAGCACTCAGGATGGCAATGGAGCAGTTCCTAAGGTTGTTCGTGGCAATGTCACCGACTACCTCATGCGCTTGCAGCCATTGGGTTGGTACTGGCTCGGTGGCTACGGCCGCTTCCGCGAAGCATCGTTGCGTCGCATTGAGTCAGCATCTTCAATTGGTGTTAACGGTTCATAAGTAAAACGGCAACTAGTCCCTCGACCAGGCTGATCACTGGTCGGGGGACTTTGCTATAGTGTAAGAACATCGAAAGGTTTGTATGTCAATTTCCAATTATGCTGAGTTAAAAATCTTGGAGCACACGACTGGTAAGACCGCGTGGACTATGCCAACTACGGTGTATGTGAAATTACATTTGGGTGATCCGGGTGAGGCTGCTACTTCTAACGCAGCTGTTGAGGCTACCCGCAAGGCTGCGTCGTGGGCTACAGCAGCTTCAGGTTCTATTGTGACCTCTGCAACGATTGAGTGGACTAACGTTTCTACTACTGAAACTTATTCGCATTGGTCTTTGTGGGATGATGTTTCTGCTGGTAATGCTTTGTGGTCGGGTGCTTTGGCTACTACGGCGGCTGTGACTGCTGGTGATACTTTTCAAATCACGTCACTTACGTTGACGCTGGACTAGGAAGGTAGCCCTTAGTGGCAACAGGTTTTCCTACTTCGCTTGATGCGTTGACTAATCCGCTTTCTACGGATGCGTTGACGGGTCCTTCTCACGCTGACCAGCATGCTGATGTGAATGATGCTGTTGAGGCGTTGCAGGCTAAAGTGGGTGTGACTGCTTCGGCTGTTGTAACCAGTTTGGATTATAAGGTTAATAAACCGTTGAACTCGGATGTTTTGGCGGCAATTATTTTGATGGATGTAGGAGCGTAGTATGGCATCGGGTGACAGAGTTGAATCTAGGTTGGGTGGTCCTGTCCAGTTGGGTACTTCGACTACGACTGTTTGTACTGCGGCTTCGGGTGTTACTGAGGTTATTAAGCAGATTGTTATTTGTAACACGGATACGGTTGACCGCACAGTAACTTTGGCTATTGGTTCTGCGGCTACTGCTGCGAATCGTTTGATGTCTTCGTTGCCTATTGGTGCGAATGATGTGATGGTTTGGGATACGGCTTTGGTGTTGTTGACTGGTGAGACGTTGCAGGGTTTGTCGGATACGGCTTCTAAGGTGACGGTTACGGTTGTCGGTTGGGAAAAGACCAACTAGTTATGGGGATTGATGCTGCTTACGGTATTGGTTCTTTGAAGCCAGGTGTTTGCACTAGCACTACTCGCCCTGCTTCTCCGTTTGAGGGTCAAGTAATTTTTGAGACAGATACAGACCGTTTGTATGTCTATAACGGTACGGCGTGGGTTATCCCGAACAGCCCTGCACAAAACCCACAAGGGTTGGAACTGATTACTACTGTTACTTGCACTTCAGGTGGTACAGCATCAGGTGGCATTGTTACTGTTGGTTCTGCGGTTGCAAGCGTAACTGTTTCTAATGCGTTTTCTGCTACTTACGATGCGTATGAGATTCTATATACAGCAGGTGTTTCTTCAAATACAGAAGTTTTATACATGACACTTAGTGGCAATACTGGTGCTAATTACTATTCAGCAGGCGCACAAAACACTAGTGGTAGTGGTGCATACAACGGTATTGGTGCTGCTGGTGTTACAAGGTTTCAGGTTGCTACTTGCACTACTACAAGTTTTGGTTTAACGATAACGGTTCACAACCCTTTTTTAGCAAAACAAACATATGGCAGATGTAATTTTGTAAGCGACTATTCATCAGGTTGGACAGGTCATGTAAATAACAATCCTATTTCTTCAACTGGTTTTACTTTTTTGCCAGGGGCAGGAACATTAACTGGTGGGAATATCACTGTGTACGGATACAGGAAATCGTAATGACTATTTCTGCTACTACACAAGGGCTTCGACCAGGCGTTTGCACTTCGTCTAACAGACCTGTGACACCGTTTGAAGGTCAAATGATTTACGAAACCGATACCGATTTGACTTACATTTATGGTGGGTCGGCTTGGCAGCAGGTGTCGGGTGGTACCGCTGTCGGCAACAGCGGGCTGGTGTATGTCACTAGCGCAACCGTAGGTTCGGGTTCTGCCACAGTTTCCGTAAGTAATTGCTTTACGTCTTTATATGACAACTACAAAATTATATGGACAGGCGGAGTATCGGTTGGCGCAGAAGCCTTGTCGCTGAACTTGCTACCAACGTCGGTTACTGGTTGGAACACGAGTTACTATCAGCATATTGCTTACAACACTTACGGCGCAGGTGTTGTTGGATTGTATTCTAACAACGCTGCTAAATGGACCTACGTTGGGGAAATTACTAACGCAAACAAAACAAACATCAACTTTGAATTGTTTGCCCCAAACCTTGCTCAATACACGGCTTTAAGCAACAACTATCATGGTGGTGGTGGTGCGGGTAGTGGCGCAGGGCTGCACCAAATAGCAAGTGCGTTTACAGGGTTTACGATTTCAGGCGCAAGCAACTTTTCTGGCGGAACTATTACGGTTTACGGATACCGAAAGGCATAACAAATGGAACCAAAATACGGCACATTCCACGACGCAGCCACAGGTGAAACCATTTTTCGGGAACTAACAGAAGAAGAAGTTGCTGCGCTACCTGAACCGACACCACTGTTAGGGAGTTCTGATGCCTCTTAGTTCTGTTGTTGGTGCGCAATCGATTATTAAACCTGGTGTGTGTACGTCGTCTACTCGTCCTGCTGTGCCGTTTGAAGGTCAAATGATTTATGAGACTGACACGGATGTGTTGGCTATTTGGAACGGGTCGGCTTGGCGACAGTTGGCGGCTGCGGCAGCAACATCTGGTTCAGTGCTACAAGTCGTGCAAGGCACAACAGTAACCGAAGTGTTGAACTCAACCTCAACCCGTGCTGATACAGGATTAACAGCAACAATTACACCGAAATCAACCACAAGCAAGGTACTTGTTTCGGTTAATCAAGTGGGCTGTATGAAAAATACTGGTAATACACAAAACGCTATTGAG